CAGGGCGGCAAATACCGCACTGTAATAATATACCTTGGAACCAATTTTAACCTTGGGCCACGCCGCTGCAAGGTGGGCGCTTACCAGGCCGGTTCTTTCCTTAACGGCTTTCACATCGGTGTATTTGGTAGCTCCCGCGGCGGTACAATCCAAGTCGACAATGGCCTCGCAAGTGAAACTTCCGTTGATATTTAGGCACTTTGCAGATATGACTGCTGCGACCTCCGGCTCTTTGCTCCATCCGGGAACTACAATTAACCCGGGTGTAAGCCCCAATAATGGGTATACCTGCCGGACCAGTTCCAATCCGCTTTCTTTTCCTGTCGCCACGTCATAACCACCAATGATATCATTGGCAGTAACAAGAGACGGATCAATTTTCACACCGGATATAGAAAGTGAACTTGCTCCCGCTGCGTTCCCGCTTTCCAGAATAGTTATAACCGCATATCCTTCCGTATCAAAGCTGGCCACATAGTCAACGTCAGCCTGTAGGCTTGTTTCCCCGTTCTTTACCTCCAGCTTGTCCAGGAGCAACCCGAACACTTTTACAGTGGCCTGCTTGTCCTCGACATCATAAGTCTCTGCGGTCATGTTGCTTTTGTGCCGGGCCGGATCCAGCACGTTAACTAAAATAATAGGCGCTACATTTAACGCCCTGAATGATACATCAATGCTTTGGCAGAGGGTATAGTCCTTAAAATTGTCTGTGTACCCGACTGCCGCTGACGCCTCCGAAAAGCTATAGGCCAAAATCGGCCTGTTGGTTGCCCCATACGGATCCAGTGCCATGTTCACCGGGGCTGTGCCAAATATTACCTGCAACCCTGCGGTACCGGTAACCGGTGCTACAAGGCTCGTAGGGTTTTCTAAAACCCTAACACCATGATTATATGCCATGTTTGTCTCCTTTACTGATTCACTTTGTTATAAACAATGCTTAAGGCGCTCCCGCCTCTCGCAAGTTCCGCATTGGCCCGGGCCAGACCTTCGACTGGCACAATCAATGTATTGATCGCCGGAATCTCCTTGGCTTTTTCCATCAGCGCACCTGGCAGGCCGTTGTTATATACCGTTCCCTGCTTGGCGACGCCCGGAATGTTTGGCCCGATATAGACCACTGTCCCCGATTCCGTTTTGGCGGTCGATTGCTTTGCCGCTGTTTTGCGGACCTTTGTCTCCGTGCTTTCCGTTAATACTTCTTTACTTTCTGTCATGCAAATTTATTCTCCCTTCTTACCGCTGCTGTTTCCCATATCAGATTCATACCGCCAAAATAAAAAGGATATGACTCCTCTTCCTGTAAGGTCCATGAGATCGGATACTGTATGGTATACCTTCCACAGAGCACCGGAACCTTGGCAAAACGTTCATAAATTTTCTGGATCATGTTCATGATATCCTTATGACCGTTTTTATTGAAATTATAGTCATACACTCCCATCAGCAGCATAACGTTGATTGTCTGGGCGCTTGCTTCATCTGCGATTTCTCCATCCGATACCCGTACCAGGACATAGGGATATGGGTCAAGCTCGGTTAATTCATTGACCAGCCCATTTTCTAATTGCTCCGGCAGAATGTCTCCCTGGTCGGAAGCTTCCGGCATGGGCAGTAATTGTTTGAAGATATTGATATTGCTCAAATCTCCAGCTGGTGTGTGAAGCTTAAAACCATCAAATATCTTTATAAGCTCATTCGCCAGATCATCCTGCAAAAAAGACGCTATCATACACTACCCTCCCAGTACTTTGCTTACTTGTTTTTCCACATTCTTCTTTAAATTCTTTTGGATATTCGGCTTTACAATGCCATACACCCTCTTTTCGTTACCGATCATTTTGGGTATTGAATTAGAGGAAAAAGTCTTTATTGGGAATCGACTTTCGCCCCGCCTCTGCGCCACAGCAACATGACCGCTTTGGAATTTGGTAACAAATGCCTTAAGTGATCCCTTTTGTAAAGACTTCATTCCACCTGCTTTTAATACTTTGGCCTTAACTATATCCGGGCGGGCGGTCCCTGTTTTTATTGTAGCCGGACTGACCTTGAAATCCTTAAGTCCCATGACCTTACCAGTAGCGTTTATGGTTGCTTCCAATTTCCCGGCAGTAGCGTTTTTGATCTTCATAGCCTTGTTAAAACGCCCACTTTTCACGACATACGTCTTTTGCGCTTCCGTGACAAGTTCCTTCCGGGCTTGCTTAGCAGTTTCATTGATCGCCTTTTTTAAGACATCCGGAGCCTTGGCTTTCATATTTCCCAGTTTCTTCTCGACTGTAGCCAGCATTTTCTGATCATAAGTTATCTCTATCAACTTCTATTCGCCTCCAGGTGAATCGAGTAAATACCCGCTTCGTTCATGCTGTCCGTTACGATAAAGGTTATTCCGTCAATGATCACTGGACTGCCCACTCTTGGAAGCGGGCCATAATCCAATGCACTGACAAAAATAAGGGTCTGTTTCTTGTAAATGCCGTCTGTGTTGATCTTTATCCGTTTCTCGCGTTCCGTCAGTTCATTATCGTCAATGATTATGTTCATTTTCTTGCCATTGACCATATGCTCTTCCCCGAATTCGTCCGGATTGAGGAAAACCGTCTTAATATCTGACCTTAATAACTCTTTGAAACTTGGCCGGTTAGTCATTTGCCTTCCATCCTCTCCTTGGGTTTATTCCCGATCCAATCATCTAAGATCGGGAAAATGGCTATAAGTCATCGTTACCCCATGAGTTTAACCAAAACAACGCTGTCGCCTGCTGCCGCGGCATGTGCAGCATAACCGGCAACCACCGGCTGTGTCGTTGTTGTCACTGCTTCGGCTGTGTCGTCATAGTAAACCGTCTCGCCGGCTCCAATCGCGCCGCCATCCTTGGGCATCTCGAAAACACCGGTTACGGCTATTGTCCCTTTTTCCCCTGGCTGCATGGGGGTCCCAATAACGCCCAGCCGGGTTCCCAGCGGCATGATGGTGTTTGCCTCGATGACATCGTTTGTGCCATTTGTATAGTCAAGGGTTTCGCCTCGCTGCCAATATGTTGCTTTACTCATTGTTTAATCCTCCTTTTCTTTATGCGATCACTTCACCGGGGTTCTTTGCGATCCCGCGGTAATCTCTTACTGCAATACCCCAGTCCAGATAGATATCCCAAGTAAAGCCTAATGTGCCCGGGCTTTCCATTCTCCTTACCGTCGGTGTTTCTTGACCATTTAGGTAATCAACTTGGATTCCCCTGGCACTATTCTGGTTCGCGGTCATGAACCACGGAACTGCACTGGTTCCGGCCAGCGCATTCAGCACCGGTGTCTGGACTATGTTTAGTGGGTAATTATACAGTGGGTTAATGTCGTTATTGCTTGAACCCGTCACCTGGGATGAGCGCAGAATAACGGCTAGGTCAAATTCATAGCCAACCGGCACGATGATGTGCTGCGGGGTGATGTAGATCGCCTCGCCGAACTGATCTTTTTGCTTTTGCATTTGCAGGATCATGGCCTGAATCGCTGCCTGGGTCGGCTTGCTGCCAGTTGTTATCAAATTGGTGTGATCGCCGCCGAACAGAGTTTTTCCATCAAAGATTTTTTCGTTTTTGTAAATGATGGTATACACCTGCTTGTCAATGGTTTTCTTCGCCCTGGCTGCATAAAGCCCCGGTACTTCGGACAAAAACCCGATATCATCATTGATAAATGCCTGGCGGCTCATGGAGAATTGCCGTCCATAAGTGTCAAGCTTGCGGTTTGGCAGCTTTTCCGTGCTTGGCTTATCGGCTTTTAATTCGCCATTTTCCGGAACCAATAGGAAGTCGCCGGTACCGCCAATTACATACTCGTGATCGGTCGTTGTTTTGAAATCTTTCAAGCTGCCTTTCGTTGTCCATGCCTGAAAAGTAGTTGGTACCTGGTTGTAGATGTGTACAATACTTTTCTTGATGGTATTGTCAAGAATTGCCGGGAATGCTGCCGTAGGGTTATAAAACTGGCGGCATAGCATGCTGTACATGTCATCATGCCCCATCCGCAGAAGTTCGCGGACGTCCTGACCTTCTCTGGCCATACATTCGACCGCAAGGTCGCGCAGGCTCATGCCTCTAAGTTCGGTTGCTCCATCTGCCGGATGCTCAACCGCCATTCCGGCACGCATGGAAAGCGCATCAGAAGCACAGTCGCGGAATTTGTCCCCTTCGTCTTGTGATACACGCATACCGATCGGCCCGCGTGTGTTTTGCAGCTGCTTAATTACCGCACCGCGGACATCATCCAGACTTGATCCGTTGCGGATATGGTCGCTTGGATCCAGATCAAAGTCACGGCACAAGCTCGTAATATCTGCTACCCGCGCCCGCTCTGCTTCGATTGCCCGTTGCGCAGTCTGTGCTTCTCCACCCGGTGCGCCATCCCCTGCAGTCGGGTTGTGCAAGCTTCTTTCTGCTGCCCGCGCTCCTGCCGGTGGCTGTCCCTGGCTTTTCTCGATGTCTTCCAGGTTTCTTTGTAGGGTATCAAATTCCCTTTGCTCTTCTGCGGTCAGGTCCCTGCCCTCCCGTTTTGCCGCATCAACAAGCTCCTGCTGCCGCTGCATAATCTGTTCTTTTGTCATTTCAGATTATCCTCCTTAAATTTGTTTTTATTTATTTGAATCTGCCGGTTAAAATAATCCAGCGTTCTTCCTGCTTCATCCTCGTTGTCATAGCTCCGCCCCACTCCAACCGTTGCATCTGCCGGAATGGAAACAATTGATATTTCGAACGGAAACCACTTTTTCGCAATGTCACATGGTCCGGTAAATCGCCCGTCCTGTGATTTTTTGTTTGCCGGTACCGTTTCCCATGTCGCCACCCGGTATCCCGTAGATACGCCCTTTAATGTCCCGTTCTGCACTTTTTTATAAATAACATCCGCTGCGTCGTCTTCATCGAAGCGGACCTTTGCCATGCAGCGTCCGTCTAATACCCAGGCATTTACGATCTTACCAATCACATAATCTCTATTGTGATTGAATAACATGCAGCCTATTTCATTCAGCCGGTTAAGGTCCACGCTGCTTTCCGAGTGATCGAGGATTTCGACGCCCCACCACCGTTCATAGGCTTCTTCCGACGAAAAAGAAAGTTCTACTGTTCTTTCTTCGTTTTCCACCGCTCTGATTGATAGCATTGAAAAAGAGCGGCTTAAGCTGCCACTCTTCTCAGTCTGTTTCTTTTGTTCCTGTGTTCGCGCCAGGTTCTGATTTTTTGTAGCCAAACATTACACCTCCCATATCAATTCCTTTTTTCTGGCCGTATTCCACAATTTCGGCCATTTCGTCAATTTGTTCCTTCCAGTCTTTCCCGTTTTCCCCCGCCTGATCAACCCATGTTTTTTGACCGGTAGCCAGGGCCACCTTATTCGCATTGGCCTCTTTCAGTGGATCTATCCACTTTTTCGGTGCCCTGATCCATGTGTGCTCCATATAGGTGTCTTTGTCTTGCCAGAATTCCCGGATTGTTACTTTTCCGGCCAGCACCAGGGAGATCACAAATGTCTCATATATTTCCGTCATCATTTCCAGCAACTGATCTCTGTCGTCAACATAGGTCAGTTCATCTTCAATCGATCCCTGACGGGCCGAACTATAATTACTTTCCGACATATCCCTGCTTGTTGTCTCGTAGCTTAGTCCCTGCCCGGCTCCAACCAGTCGCAATTCCTGTTTTACATAGGCCGTTGCGTCCGTGGCCTGCCCTGACGGATTGACCACCTGGGCTTCATCGCCTTGATTCATATATTGAATCATCCCGGGGGATATCGTCTTTCCGTGGTAGTCATATTTCTTTTCACCTTCGTCCGATCTGCTGCCCATTCCCATGGCTCGGCCCGGTCCCATTCCGGCTTCCGGCAGGGCACGTTTGATAAATACTGTCAGGCAGGAAAGGATCCGCTCTTTTACCGCTACCGCCCGCATAAATTCATTTACGTCCCGGATTCTGGTGATGGTTGGCGTCATGTCCGACATCTCACGGATCTGGCTTGGCCTGGTTTTGGAATAGAAGAAGATAACGTCTTGCGCCGGTATGTATACCGGGTTTGGCATTGTCATCCCGTCAATTCCGTATTGGCGGATGTAATACCCGATCGGCTTATTATAGGAGTTGTACTCAATTCCTCCGACCACTTTGTTTCCTTCCTTTGTCGGCTTTGTCGATGTTGCGTCAAGTTCATCTACTTCGATAGCCTGGAGTTTGAATGGCACCAATCCGCCCTCTGTGTATCTTTTCAAAAATAAGAT